CGACCCCATATTGGAAGGTAGGTCATTGATCGCAACTGGCATTCCCATAAAAACTTCAATGAGGGCGTCGCGGTCTGCGTTGTCCACTTCTGGGTTTGTTAGGTCAAAAGTAATTTCGCTGAAAATCGGTTGCGGGTCTTTTCTTAGCGCCAGGTAGAAATCAGCCTGGTCAGTGGCGTCGGTCGAATTGTGCAAGGTTGTGGTGATGATTTGCGAAAGTGTGCCGTAAGCAAGAATTGACGTTGCGTCGCTGGCGCTAACTTCTGCGCTGCTGGTTGCTCCATACTTTATGGTGAGGTTGTTTCGCACGTCGCCCGCACGGGTTTCTGTGCGCAAACCAGCTGCACGCGCCTGGTTGGCAGTTATTTGGACGTATCCATTTACCGATAGATACTGGCTGCGGTGAGTAGCGTCGGCGTAGGAAATGCGTCCTTGCGCGTCCTCATAAATGTACCCAAGCCCTGATGTCGCTAAGGCTGAAACCAATGAATAAACGTCTGTGCGCTCGCTTGACCGTGCCGCCAATTCATAATCACCAGGCTGGTCAATTTCACCCAAACCGATATTTCCCGCAGTTGCCCAGGTTGCCGTTGGGCTTTCCGTCGCCCAAGTTAACGCCCCTGGCACTTCAGCCCAAGTTTGAAGTAGCAAATCTGAAAGTATTGTGTAAATCTGATTTCCGTCAAAATCTTTAGAAAGAACGCCATTGGTCAACGCCTTAGGCAAACGCGCCAATGCCCCCAGCGCCGTGATCGAATAAGTCTGGGTAAACATGGTCGAACCCACGTCACGGACTTCCAAACCAATATCCACAACATTTCCACCAAAAATGGGCACGAACGTATTTGACGTGTCTTTGACCCGAATTGAAATGGTCGAATTGATGTTGACTGGGATTGTCGCCTGGTTAACGTCGATCAATTGAATGTTTGTGTAGCCTGCCTGCGCCTGCTCATAAATGTTTGTGCGTCCACTTTCAATGGTCAGGTTTGCCAAAACCGCTGAAGTGTATTCAACGCCGTCAATTTCAACTTCCCAAACGGGCGTCCATTGGGTCATGCGACTAGATTCCCTGCGCCACCTGTGCCGCGATAATAGGAATTGTTCAAGGTGTCAACGATTGTTCTGGCCGTACCTTCCTTGTCGATTGCGCCTGAAACGTTGACGTTGATTGTCGTTCCTGACGCGGCCATGATTCCCGCAACGCTGGTTGTGCTAACCCCTGAAGTTCCTGAAGCGCCCAGACCAGTGATTTTGGCTGCAGTTGTTGCGGCGGTTTTAGCTGCGGTTGCCACGCCACCGCCACCGCTGGAAACTGCGCCACCAGTGGAAGGTGCTGAAATCGAAGGAATTGAAGGAACCGAAGTTGTGACCGTTGGCGTCTTGATTGAAGGCACACTGACGTTAGGTGTCGAAATCTTTGAAACGTTTGGCAGAAATGGAATTGCGTTATACGCAGAAATAAGTGCATTGATTCCAGCAACGGCACCTGAGATCAAACCATTCAAAATCTTAACTACGCCAGCAATAACGTCAATGACGCCGCCTGCGATCTTGCCAGCGACCTGCAACGCTCCACCAAGAACCGTGCCAATGACCGGGGCTAGGTAGGTTGCAACGTAACTGCCAAACACTTTGAAAGTTTCTAGGTTGTCGCCGATTGCGTCTTTAACATAATTAAATGCCTTGACCAGCCCATTGATAATCGGCGTGAAAACATTCACGATTGTGTTTCCAAGATTTGTGATGATCGCACTAAGGCCAGCACCTTTTGAACCAAAACCTTCAGACAATGCGTTGATAATTGGCAATGCGTTGTCATTTATAAATCGAATAACCTTTTCTAAAACTGGCAATAATGCAAAACCAATTGTTTCCTTTGCTTCGTCGAAGGCGACGTTTAAGCGGTCAATTCTTCCTTGAAACGTGTTCGCTTCCTGTGCTGCGAAACCAGCAAAAGAACCGCGAAGACTTTCATACACTTTGTTAAAATCTTTTGTTTTCAGAATTGATTGGTCTATGCCTAGACCCAATTTGCCCAGGGCATTTGTATTGCCGTCGTAGGCTTTACCTAATGAATTCGCGATTGCTTCTAATGGCTTACCCGTTGCCGAACTAATATCCAGCGCCAAACCCAGCAACTTCTGCGCTTCTTCTGTGTCTTTGGTCGATCTAACTAAACGGGATAAGGCTGGGCGCAGTTGGTCGTCAGTAACGCCTGTGGCCAGCGCGGTTTCAGTTATGTAATCTTCAACGGCAGCGATTTGGGCTTTCGTTGCTTTAGTTGTATTTTCTAAGGTTAACGCAAGAATGCGTTGTGCTTTTTCATCTTCCAGCGCGGCTTTTACACCGTCCACCCCAATTTTGATTGCGTAGGCACCAGCGGCCGCAGCTGCGGCAACGAACGCGGCGCCAATTACTTTGCCAACCTTGCCCATTTTATCGCCAAATGAATCGACGTCGGCCGACGCGGTTTTTAGCGATTTGTTGAGATTATCTACGTCACCGAGAATTGAAAGTTTAAGGGTACGACTGCCAGCCATTAGTTATACTCCTTAATGATCTTAGAAAACGATTCTTCCCATTTTTTTACAATATCGGGTTGAACGCTTCGAAGGGTTGGATAGATAAACCAACCGCGAGAACCGCGACCTTCACGACCTGACCAGACTGGAAATTGCTTATACTTGTTAGAACCAAATTCTGCCCCGCCCCAAATCTGTTGGGTTGACGCGCCACCACTTAATTTTTGCCCAGCGTAGCCAAATGAAATTTCACCAATTTTTGAAGACTTTGAAACCTTTGAACCGTCAGCAACGCGATTGTCCTGAAGATTACGGGTACGGCTTGACGCAGCGGCTTGAATCTTGCCCTGCACCCAGGTGGCCAGTTCGCTAGTCGCCTGCTTAGCCTGGTTGGTTGCTTCTTCGTCCATTGCTTTGAAAGAACGGACAATGGCACGCAACTCATTCTTGTCATAACTGATTGCGTCAGCTGCCATTTGCCCGTCCTTCCAGAATTTCAAGCACTGTCAAAATGTCCTCAGCCGTTTCAAATTGTTCTTTCGGTAAGTTGGTTGCTAAGGCCAACTCCCAAACAATTCGGTTTAGGCTTCCGACTGGGTGGCTTTTGGGTTTGCTTCACCGACTATCACTTCAGCGATCGTTTCAGTCCATGCTTCGATTGGCTTGACTGGTTTCCCAGCGGCTTCGCGCTTCATGGCGTGATAGGCCAGAAAGACCAAATCGGAAATACCGATTTTTTCCTGTGCCTGGCTGATCGTGTGGCCTGTGTGCTTCTCCCATTTTACCCACTCAGGTGGCGCAGCCGTGTAGGTCGCCTGCGTACCGTCGTTATATTCGATTGTGATTGGTAGTTTCATTTTTTCTCCCGATTGTTAGTTTTTAGCTGAAAGTTTCAGTAGGTGTTCCCACCACAATAAATGATAGGTCAACGGTCTGTGCGTCTGGTGCTGCCCCGCCCACTGCTGGGAATACTGGCATTACGTTGAACGCAAAAACGGCGCCTGTGACTGCAGTTAGCGAAACTGCCAATGTTGTGTTTGGTGCTGATTCGCAGGCAGACCATAGTGCTTCGCACAATGAACCTGTAGCGCCCCAGTCAGCAAGCATTGACACGTCAAATGTCCACTGGTCGTCAATGTGCTTATAAGCCTTGCCGTCAAGCGTTTGGTAAGTTTCGACGGTTGGACTGTTGGCAAGTGTTGCGCTGGTCGCCTGCGCGTCGTAGTTAACGGTTGCAATGGTCACGACTAAATCGCGACCAGTAATGATTGTCGTTGGCATTTTGTCCCCTATGTTGTCTGTGTGTAGTAAGTTGAAACGTTGATGTCGGCGACCAGCATTGGTGACTGCCCTACTTCTAGAACCGTCGGCTTTTCGATTTGTCCAACAACGTATCCTGCGGGCATTGCCGCAAGAATTCCCATGATGAGTTTTTCCAGGTTATCAAGTGAACCTGCGTTGCTATTTGAAGCAACAATGGCTGAAATGGCAAAATTGATCTTGACCTGAGTTTTGGCTTTACCGATCAAAACAATTTCCATGTAAGGCGAATCAGGCACAACGACAATGGCAGGTGGAATCGGTGCCTCAGGTACGCTGGAATAAATGTTGGCAGCAAGTGCGCTGAAAGAATTGGCTAGGGCTGCGCGGGTTTCGGCAACTGAATTGGCTGGCACTATTGCACGACCGTTTCAACGTCCAAAAACGGCATAAGCAAGGTACTGACGCGGTTAGTCAAACTGCGACCCATGCGATACGGCGTGCTAGTGAAATCGACGCCTTCGATCTGTCCACCAGCTGCGACGCGTGACTGAAAGACTTCAACACTAACTGCCAAAATGGCTGATTCGATTGCAGGGTTATTCGCGTAAATGTCGGCAGCGGAATAGCCTGAAAGTGTGGCCGTACCCATTGGAATAATTTCGCGCAATGTGACATTTGATGAAGTCAATGCAGCGGTGAATGAATACTCAGTTGCGGTCACAATTGTGTGGGTTGCGGTGAATGGTGCTGGCAGACCAGTCACAACAATTGACTGACCTGCAACGAAATGGTGGCTTCGTTGGGTGTAGAAATAAGCGACGTTTGATTCAAGTTTGTATGACTGAATTGCTGAAGTGTTAGCAACCAGCATTGGCAAAATTACGGCTTCTGACGTGTTAATTATCTCGTCAAGATAACTATCACTGTATAAGGAAACGCTCACGCCCAGCACTGTTCGCAGTTGACTTGCGGTGACAATACTAGGCATGAGCGTTCCTTTCGATCGACTGCGGCGAGATCGGGAGAACCCGCCGCATGATTAGTTGGGGTTAGTTATCAGGTCTTGTTCACGCCAAATGCACCAGCGCCAATTTTTGTCGCTACTGCACCGAATGAATAAACGCCGACTGTAATTGAACCGTCAGCAGTTGATTCTGCGCGCAACTGGTATGAAGTTCCTTCGTACCATGTGTATGCGTCTGGGTTGATGATCATGATTGAATCATCAATGTCTGTTGTTGCTGCAGTGTTTGCAGTAACGTAGAGATCAAGTCCGGCAACGCGTCCACGCAATGAACCAGGTGTTGCTGATCCTGGTTGATTCATTGGGTTTGTTACTTCGTTGTAGATTGGGCGACCTGAATCATTAAGTGACATGAGGTTTGACCACTGTGAAGTGTTCACCAAAATGTTGCGTGCAAATGGATTTGCAAGACCTGCAGTTGCAGCATAAACACTCGCTGAACCGCGTGCGATAACTCCGAGCAATTCAGCCGCAGTTGGATATGTTGCAATTGAAGTTGAATCGGCAGTTGCTCCTGCAACTAACTGATCGTTTGCGTACTTGTCTTGTGCCTTAGCCATTGCCGCGACCATATTACGAAGAAGTTCGTCGTAGAACAAAGGACTAGTCCTCGTCAATAATTCTACGGAAAATTTTTGCTGGCCCGCAAATTTTTTGACATCCACGCTCAAGAACGCAGAATTTTGGTCTGTTTCATTGAATGCTGCGTCTTCGGCTACAACTGCAACTGTTGGTGCAACTGTGATTTTTGGAATTTCGAAAGTCATTCCTGCGTCAGGCAATGTGCCGCGTGAGATTGCTTCAATGCTTGGACGGATTGTTGTTGATAGTCCGTTGATAACTTCTGAAAGTTGGCGTGTTGGTACTAGGCCAGCATTGTCAGTTGTGTTGTCAGCTGCAAGAACGTACTGACGTGCATTCTCGTCACCTGTTGCTGCAAGAACCTTGTTTTCAAGATATTTCGCAGCAGTTAGTTCAATGCGTGGTGCTGATTTGAAACCACCGACTGCGTTTGCAGTTGCGGTGATTGACTGGGCGGCTTCAACCGTTTCGGCGGTTGCAGCGTCTTTGACGGTGTCTTCCACTTTGTCTTCTCCTTCTGTTGGTGTTGGTGCTTCAGTTTCGGTTTTCGAATCTGAAATTTCGTCTTCTGTTGCGGCGACTGATTCCACGCGGGCTGAACGAATGGCGGGTTCTGACGTCAAGGCGACGCCAGTGAGTTCACCCGCAAGAATTCGAACGGTGCCGTCCTTTAGGGTTTCGTATTCGTCAAATGAAACTTCTACGCTGAAACCGTCGCGCAAACCTTCCTGGGCTTCGACCAATGCGTCATTTCCCGCAGTTGTTTCAGCAATTTTGAAAGTTGCGTCAATGCCTTTGTCGCTTGATTCGATTGAAAGTGTTTTGCCAATTCGACGTGTACGGTCATGTTCTAGGTTAAGCAAAACGGCGGTTGGTTCGATTGAACCAGCTGCGAATTGAACTTTACCGATTGACGCATTGCCTGTTTCTTCGAATGTAACAATACGCCCAGAAATTGTGCGACTGTTCGAATCTGCAGCGGTGATCTGCATTGGTGTGATGACTTTTTTCATAGCAGCATGTCTTCTTCCTCGCGTATTTCTTCGACCGACATTGCGCCGATTCGATTTAAGATTTCATAAACCTGGGCACGCTCATAAGGATTGCCACGCAAGAAGTCGTCCAAATCAAACGACACACGATTTCCAGCAGGGGTAAAATCCGCAAAACTCAACCTTTGTTCAATAATCGACATGTAATTTCGAAACGCGAAATCCACGAGGTCGCGCCTTTTGTCTAAAGCGTTTGAATAGGTGAAACTTGATTGCTGAGAATCAGTGAAATACGCAGGTAATCCGCACGCGCGTGAAAGTTCTAATGCGACATAGTTCCGGGCTTCGTTGAGTTGTAAATTCTTTGGGTCATAACCCAATGTTTCCAATGTGACGTCAGCATTCAAAAACGCGGTTGATTTATTTGCACGCGCCGTGCGCCAGGCGGTGAGCAACTTTGAAACGCGATCTGCTGGCAATGAAGTGCCGTTTGATTTCAAAACCATTTGTGGAATTGGTTCGACTGCAAAATTCATTGCTGCGCGTTCTAGTGCTGCCGCTGCCTTAATCGTGCGACCTGCGCGACTGAGCAAACCTTCTTGTGTACCCTGGAAAACAACTAGGTTTGTTGGGTCGACGTATGCGCCGTCAATTTGGTAAGAAACAATTTCATAACCCATCCCGTTTGTTTGAATCGTTACGCGCTCAGGTGCAATTCGCTCCATTGCACGAATTTTTCCTGTGTCGGCGTACCGTTCCATAACGTATGCATACGCGTTCGGAAAAAAGAACAAATCTGAAATAATCCATGACCAAAACGTTGTCCCTGGAATTCGTGGGTCGGGTTGATTGATCACGCGCGGTTGTGTGACCTTTTCGCCAGTGGCTTCATTGCGTGTGTGCATTGGAAGTGAAGCGACGGTCTGAATAATTCCTAGCGCACGCGCGCATGTAGGAACGCTCATTGCTTCGGCACGCGAAGCCGTAATTACGCCGCCAAATAGAAATAGATTTCCTACTTCACTGTAATACGGCGCAATTGCAGCTGCGTCCACGTTGCTGGCTTCAACTGGAACGGCAGTTTCAACCTTACGCGTGAATGAATCAAATAATCCCATGCCCCAATTGTGTCAGGGTTATAAGTTCAACCAACCATGATGTCAAGATCATTCTCTGGGCGTGTCGCGAAGTGCGTTGCAAGCGCGACGGCAACCGCTGCGCAAACGACTGACTGTGAAGCCCGCCGTCCAATTACCCAGCCCCCGTCGCCACGTCGAAGTTGCACCGCAGCCAACACTTCTTCCGAAAGTTGGCTTTGCCCCCTGTGCTTCAACCTACCGCTATTAATCGCACTGAGCATTTCGTCACACGCCTGTGGATAAACGCCGTCCATGTCGAAAATCGGAATGCCAGCGGGTGCCAGGCGTGCGGCGACCGCTGCACTGGTTTTGCGACTGTAAAGAACGTATTCGGTTGGGTACTTGCGCGCATAATCTGCCAGGTCGTTGGCAATTGCCTTGTCATCAAGTTGCAGATCGTTTTGCCAGGTGTGAAGCAACTTCACGACAAATTGTTCATTGCCGATTTTCTGGGCGCCAACCAAACTGGCGTGTTTTCTGTCTGGGCTAAGATCAATTGCCAGCCAGGTCAATTTGTCAATGTCCAGGTCAATGGACTTGTCTAGGCAGTTACCCCATGAAGCCGCGTCTACCGCGCTATTGATCGCCACGACCCAGCGGCACAAAACTTCGGTCATGACCACGTCAGGCGGGTCATTCAAAACGCTTTTGATATTATCGGCATGGATAAGTCTGCCCATTGACGGGTTGGCGTGCCTTGCGTTTTCTACGCTGATTTCATCAGTTGGCGCTGACCATTCAAAATACCCAATGTCATCAGCAACGCCTGCGATCGAAGCCAACGCGCGGTCGCGGAATTGGTTCAGCACAACCGACGAAGAATCACCAGCATTTGTGTACGCCATGACCATTGGGTTGGTCGCAGCCATAAGGGTGTAGCGCAACGAAGCGAAGGATTCAATGTCCGTCATTTCGCGTAATTCGTCCAGGTGGATTGTTGACGGCCTGGAAACACCACGCGCAGCCGAACCACCAGCCCGGACAATGAACCGATTGCCTGTGATTGTTTCAATTTCTTCACCGCCATGTTGCCAGCGAATCTTCTTGACCTGTTTTGCCAACGATTCATTTTTTTCAATGATCTGAACCATTGCCCGAAATTGTTCTAGCGACGTCGAAAGTCTGTGGGCTGACCCGATTTGCAGATTTTCGTCCCATAAGAACAACCCGCCTAAAATCCTGATCAGCTGCAGGAACGATTTTCCGTTTTGGCGTGCCACCACGATTGTGTTGACTGGACTAGCCCAGCGCCCGTCAGGTTTGATTTTGTGAGTGTGAATGAGCGCAAATTTCTGCCATTCCATGAGATCAATGCCCAGACTTGTCGCCAGATCGATCAATTCACCCCCGCGTGAAGGCAAATCGTTCAGTGGCGTGTGGATTCTGGGCGTTTGAACGCCAAATAGGGCGTTTTCCCGATCTGTGTCCCTACCCAAAACCGTTTCAGGGCTATTGAGGGCTTCTGAGGCCGTTTGGTGACCTTCTGAGGGCTTCTCAGTCGTTTTCATGGCTTCTTGAATCGTTTTTGGGGGAAATTAAACCAG